ACCGGCCCCAACGCGACTCCCATCGTCCCCGCGAATGCGGCCGAGGCCACGCCAGCCAGTTTGATCGCGGCGGTGACACCGGTGATCGCCACGGTGGCCGCGCCGAAAGCTCCGGCGGCGATCGTGATCCCTTTGACCAGACTGGGGTTTTCCTGTGCAAAATCGTTGATCCAGGTCAGGACATCCGTGCCGGTCTCCGTCAGTTCCCGCAGCTCCGGGTTGAACTGCTCGCCAAGGGTGGTCTGCACGGCCTCCCACGCCGAATTCATCAAGGTCAGCTGGCCATTGAGATTGTCCATCTTGATCGCAGCCATCCGCGCCGCTGCGCCGGAACAGTCGTTGATACTGTCGGTGAGCGATCGATAGTCTGCATCGGTAGCGTTCAGAACGGCCAGCAGTCCGTTGTAGCCGTGCTGGCCTGCGATCGCCATAGCATTGTTGACCTGCTCGGCCTCGGTCATCTGCTCGAAGTATACACGCAGCTCGTCGATGGTCCCGGCGAAGTCCTTCATGGTGCCATCGGCCTGGATCGCCGTAAATTCATATTCTCCAAAGGCTCGGCCCGTCAGTGTGATACCCTCCAACAGTCCGTCGAACGTGTTTTTGAGCGCGGTACCGGCGATACTGCCCTTGACGCCCGCGTTAGCCATCAGGCCGGTCGCAACAGCTACATCCTCGATGCTGTACCCCAGCGCACCTGCGATACTGGCGGATTGCTTGAAGGTCTCTCCCATGATCCCCACGCTGGTATTGGAGTTGGTAGCCGCTGCCGCCAGTACATCCGCGAAACGGGCCGTGTCGGAAGCCTTCAGCCCGAAGGCGGTCAGGTTGTCGGTCACGATGTCCGACACCATCGCCAGGTCCTCTCCGGACGCGGCGGCCAGATCAATGACGCCACTCATACCCGACATCATCTGCTGGGCATCCCACCCGGCCATTGCCATATAGCCCATAGCCTCGGAGGACTGCAGCGCAGTATATTTCGTCTCCGCGCCCAGCTCCTTGGCCTTGGCCGTCAGCTCGGCCATCTCCTGAGCGGTGGAGCCGGAGAGGGCTTCCACGTTGCTCATTCCTTCCTGGAAGTCTGCCGCGACCGTGACGCACTCCAGGTAGGCGTCCTTGATCTCGCCCAGCGCGTCCGCGATACCGGAGGCTATGATGACCTGCTGGGCGGCCTCAAATGCCGCGGCGGTCCGCTGGCCGAAGTTGGCCGCGCTGCCGGCGGCCTTGTCCTGCTGAGCCTGCAGTTCCTTGAGCTGCTCTGTCAAGCGAGCATCTGCCTGGGCCAAGCTGTCCGTATCCACCCCGGCCTCCTGGAGCTTCTGGCTGGTGGCCTCCAACCGCTGCTTCTGCCGCTCCAGGGCTTCCTCGGTCCCCTTGATGCGCTGCTCCAGCTTCAGCTTTTCCCGCTCCAGAGCGGCAGTGGAGCCTTCGGTCTCGCCAATCTCTTTTTGAAGAAGGTCGTGCTGCTGCTGGAGATTGGACAGCTTCGCGGCGGTGGAGGCAATGGCCTGTTCCTGCTTCTGGTAGCTGGAAACGTTGGCCTGCAGCTTCTGGAGGTCCTGGATCTCCTTTCCCAACCGAGAAAATTCCTGCTGAGCCTTGCTGAAGGTCCCCTGGAAATTACCATTCAGAGCGGCATTCAGCGCAAACATCATCTCATATTCTTTTCTATTTGCCACGCCTCTGTGCCGCCTCCCTTCGCCGCCGTTCATTTTCAGCCTCTATCGTATTGTTGGCCCTGATCCAGAGCCCCAACTCCACCAAAGGCAGTTCCAGCCATTCAAAAGCTGGCGTGTTGTTATTTCTCGCCAGGATCAGGCATTGTTTCCGGAGCCAGTGCCCGCCGTCCCCCGCCTTGACCCCGACCGCAATAAAAAACGCCGCGCAGCGGCGCAGATCGCGCGGAAATCAGGCAGAGGCAGCGCGTACAGCGCGTCGGTGGTGATCATCCGGAAGCCATCCGCGTTGCGGTAGGTACAGGCCCGCGCCGCCATTGCCGCCAGATATTCCGGGGTGAACTCCTCGATCACGGTGGTCACGTTCCGGTTGAGCAGTTCCCGCTGAATGGAAACACTGTCTTTGCCGCTGAGTGTCTTCCAGTTGAAGGTCAGTCTCTCGTAGGCCGTCCCCTCGTAAGTGAAGGGCTCCTCAAACACATGGGTATAGGAGCCGACATCCGTTTGCTCCCCGGCCTCCTTCTCCAACCGCTCTGCCTGTTCTGCGGTATCCTGAATGGTCGTAGTCCTCTTTTCCTCAGACATGGTATCCTCCTCTTAAAAATTTTTGCATACTTTTATGCAATTTCTTCTTGACATTACGTAAAGTGTGTACTATAATAGAGTCATGGAAGGGGTGATACAGTGAAACGCCGGGACATACTAAAGAAGCTGCAAAGCGCCGGATATTCCGTCATCCGGGATGACGGAAGCCACACGAACCTATGGAAGCCCGGCAGCCGGGTCATCCAGGTCCCAAGACACCGCGAGATCAACGAGATCACCGCAAAGCAAATTCTGAAGGACGCGGGGCTGAAATAAGCCCCGCGCCCTCCAAAAAAATAATATGGGAGGTAACATGATGAATACGTTCGTCTATCCCGCGCTGTTCCACTTCAACGAAAATGACGGGTCATACACGATCACCTATCCGGATCTTCCCGGCTGCGTCTCCGAAGGGAAGTCTTTGGAAAACGCCCTGTATATGGCGCAGGACGCTTTGAAACAGTGGTTGGAGTGTACGATGGAGGTCGGCCAGGATGTCCCCGCCGCCAGCCGAGTGGAGAGCATTGCCCACGAACAGGGCGAATTTGTAAATCTGATCCGCGCAGAACTGAAGGATGAGCGTGCCATCCGGCGTACCGTCAGCATTCCCAAGTGGATGTACGACGCCGCCACAGGCGCAAACCTCAGCTTGTCCCGCGTTTTGCAGGACGCGCTTAGAGAACGCCTTGATGTGCAGTAAATGGATCGCAGGGAGCCGCCCCCGGTCGGGGACGGCTCTTTTGCGTATCAGGAGTACCCCAGCGCCTTGCGGACGTCGGCCATGTAGTCCTTGCCGTTGACGCGGAATTTCATGTTGCGCTTGTCAATGTACCACAGCTCCACGCCATCGCGGTAGGCGGCATACAGGTATACATCGAACTCGCCGGAGGCGTCGGAGGCCGTAGCGGGCGCGATGCCTCCGGACTTCATGCTCTTAGGACGGGCGATGAGCACATACTTATTGGGCCACATACCGATCTCGGCGTCTTCAATGTCCCAGTACTCCTCCGCCACACGAAGCTCGATCTGGTGCTTGCGCTGCTCCAGAAACAGGGCAAAGGTCTTAGGGTCCGTGTGGCTGAGGAACTGCATGCCCATGACCATGTTCTCGATCATACCCATGATGGGGACGGACACATCGCCCATCATGCCGGACCCCATGATCGTGACTGCCTTGTTGGTGATGTCCGGCAGGGTCACCTTGGCAACGCCGACTTCGTTGACGCTGTCCTCATACACGCGAAAACTGATCGTTGCTGCTGGAAATCGTGTCATACTTTCTCTTCCTCCTTCTTACGCCGTCAAAGCCGGTTCCACATAGCCGGTGTCATACTCCAGGATAAAGTCGCACTGCTGCATGGGGCTGGGCGGCGTGATGTAGATATGGATATGGAGGATGCCCGCCATCAGGTCCAGCAGGTTGTTTTCCTCCGGGATCATTTTCGCCCTGGCTCCCAGCAGCCGCTCCGTGCCGGTCAGACCCGACAGCCAGATATTGCAGGTGTCCACAATGGAATCGACCAGCCGCAGGTTCATGGGCTTGTCCAGCTTGCTCCAGAATGTCCGGATGAGCGTATTGCCCACCCAGTCGAACATGTGGGAGATGGGGATAAACTGGTCCTTGACATCCGTATTACCGGGGTAACAGGCGGTATAATTTCCCTTGGCGACCCAGCCGCCAACCAGGAAGTTGACCGCCGTGACCACGCCGTGATCACCTGCCACGATGTTGACCTGGGGCCAGTTGAGGTTGATCTCCGTACCGTCTTCCAGGCAGCAGCCGTCCATCTTGAGCGCCTTGTTGCTGGGGCTTTCATAGGGGCATCCGGAGTTGAGGGTGTCCACCTTCGCCATCAGGCCCGCCAGCTGCGTGGACAGGTGGAACTTGTAGTCTCCCAGCTTGACCATGGGCCAGCAAACGATCTGGTTCTCGTCAACGAAATTGTTTTTATTCTTATACCCGGGCAGCTGAGAGTACTCGGTGACGCCGTTCTCGCTGCAGTCTGCATCGATCAGGCACTTGCCGCGGAACAATCCCATGATGCCCGCCGACTTGGTA